GCTGAAGGGGACCGCGCGCGAGAAGACCGGCTCGTCCGGCGGGCTGTCAAGAAATAACGCTGCGTCATCCACGGAAATCGACGCAAGCCCCACCAGTCATAGGCCCCCAACAGCATGCCGCGCCGCGCCACGCCAAAAGGGCAGCGCATCCGTCACCGCGAATGGGTCGCGAAGGCGATCAAGCTGTCGATCGCCGGGCACTCGCTCCGCGCGATTGGGCGCGAACTCGGCCTCGACCATACGACGGTCAAAGAGGCACTCGACAAGGAGTACGCCGACCGCCGACCGCCCGACGAGGAAGTCGCGCTGGCGCGAGCGCAGAAGTCCGAGCGGCTCTACAGTCTTTTGGCAAAGTGGAAGCCGCGTGCCGAGAAGAACGACCCTCAGGCGGCGCTCGTCGTCTGGCGCATCGAGAACCAGATCGCAGATCTCGAGGGCACGAACGCCCCGAAGGCGCCAGACAACATCCTGAACGTCTCGGCAATCGCGTCGACAACGACGGACGTCATCGAGGTCGGGCCCGAAGCGGCCGCGCGACTCGTGCGCGAACTGTTCGACAAGCGCGTGGCGAGACCCGATGCACCAAGCAGCGCCGAGCCAGCCTCCGAGCCCGCAGCCAGCGGCGAGGAGCCAGCCGCACACGCTGGAGGCGATGCGCCGGTACGCCCAGGCACTCCCTCCACGTGAGGCGAACGCCGTCCGGCTCTGGTTCAACAGCTTCTATCCATTCCAACTCGACTGGCTACTCGAGCCGGCGGACTTGGCGATCGCCAACAAGGGGCGGCAGATCGGCGCGTCGCACACGACGGCGGGCGTTGCCGTCCTCTGGGGGGCGTTTCACGGCGAGCTGACGACAGTCATCTCGATCGGGCAGGAAGAGTCCGACGAGGTCCTCGACAAGTGCCGACGGCACGTCGTTCTCCTTCAGAAGCTCGGATCGAAGATGGCGCGCACGCGCCGCTCGAACACGAGCGAGATTGTCTTCGAGAGCGGCGGCCGAATCCTCGCCCTCCCGAGCTCCGGCGGGCGCGGATTCACGGGTAACGTCTTTCTCGACGAGTACGCCTACCAGCCCGACGCGCGAAAGACCTGGGACGCCGCGGCACCGGTCACGATGCTCGGCTACAAGATGCGCGTTTCGTCCACGCCGAACGGCGTCGGTAACGAGTTTCACGGCCTTTGGAAGCGCGCGCAGACGGCTGGCGCTAGATGGGTGCCGTACACCATCCCGCTCAGCATGGCGCAGTCGCAGGGCTATCCTGTCGATCTCGCGCGATGCTGGGAACTCGCGAAGGGTGACCAGCGCATCTTCGCGCAGATGTTCGGCTGCAGCTTCCTAGACAACGAACTGCAGTACATCCCTACGGCGCTGCTCGATGCGTGCAGCGACGAAGCGGTGTACTGCCCGGAAGACGGCGTCGCCTACGCCGGCCTCGACATCGGGCGCTCGGCAGATCTCACGGTGCTCTGCATCGTGCGCGTCGACGAGCACAAGGTCGCGCACGTCATCCACGTCGACGTCCGCAAGCGCACGTCGCACGAGGACCTCGAGCAGCTCGCCGCGCTGGCCTTCGGGCCGACGTTCCGGTGCAAACGCCTCTGCGTCGACTCCACGGGGCTTGGCGCCTTTCCCTCCGACCAGCTCCGGAAGAAGTTCGGCCGCACGCGCGTCGAAGCGGTGCCGTTCACGCTGAAGTCTAAGGAAGATTTGGCAACGACGCTCTACCAGCGCTTCGTCGATGAGCGGGTGCGCCTCCCCAAGAGCGACACGGCCCTGCGCGAAGACATCTGCGCACTGAGGCGCATCATCACGAGCGCCGGAAACGTGCGCTACGACGCCCCACACACGGACGCCGGCCATGCCGACAGAGCATGGGCGCTCGCCCTCGCGCTCCATGGCTGCTCGGGCCCAGACCGCCAGCGCCACGAAGTGCACGACCACGTCGAGTCGCCCATCGGCTGGACCTGACCGCAAGCCACCATGGATCTCTCCAACCTCGACGGGTACGCCGATGCCCTTCGGGCTGTCGAGCGAGCCACCAATGCGCGCATGCGCGCGCTCACGAAGCTGCACAAGTACGTCGAGGGCACGCAGTACGACGGACGCCCGGACTGGTTTTCGACGGAAAAGCCGCTCTGGGAGCGCGCTCCCTGCGTGGTCTACCCGATTGCGCGCAGCGCCATCGATTCCAACACCGATCTCGTCATGGGCGAGGGGCGGTTCCCTTCTCTCAGCGTCCCCGTCGCTGATGACTTCTTCGCGGACGCAGGCATCGACGAAGCCGACGCCGAGAAGGTCAACCGCTGGCTCGTCATGCTCGAAGAGCACACGCGCCTACGCGCGGTCGCTCGCGAGCTGTTCATGTCTGCGCAGGGCTGCGGCTCCGCGTGCGCCATCGTCGGCATTCGCGCCGGCCGCATTGTCATCGACACCGCCAAGGCCGCATGGTGCACGCCGACGTTCGACGCCTCCGGCGACGTGACGTCGCTCGTCATCGAGTACCCGTTCCTCCGTCAGGTGCAGGTGGCCGACCGGGCAGTGGTCGAGCCGATGCTGTATCGGCGCGTCATCGACCAGACGAAGGACACGACGTTCAAGCCGGCGAAGCTGCTCGAGGGCCTAAAGCCAGCATGGGCGGTCGAGGTAGAGGTGGTGCACTCGCTCGGGTTCTGCCCGGTCGTCTGGTACGCACACGCCAAGGGCTGCTCGACGGTCGCGGACATCGACGGGCACGCCATCCACGCCCACCTGCTCGATGAGATCACCGCTCTCGATTTCGCGCTGAGCCAGAAGCATAGGGCCGCGCTCTTCGCGGGCGATCCGCAGTGGACGGAGATCGGCGTCGAGAAGGGCACCAACCCATCCGGCCCCGGGCGCTTGCCCATGTCGACGCCAGCGACGGCGGCGGGCGGTGCGGCCTCCACGTCGAACCCCATCACCACGCGTTTCGCGGACACGTCGCGCTCGGCCTCCGTACGACGGAAGTCGCCCGGCGATGTCTGGCAGTACGAGGACAAGGACACCAAGGTTCAGCTCCACACGCTGCCAGGCGATGCGCTCCAGGCCATCGACGACCACGCGCGCGACCTAAAGACGAAGATCGCCGAAGCGCTCGGCGTCGTGTTCATCGACCTCGAGGCGATGCACAAGGTCACGGCGCTCTCAGGCCGTACGCTAGACGCGCTCCGTAACCGACAGCTCGATCGCTGCGATTCGTACCGCTCTGACTTCGGCGACCGCCTGCTACGCCCGCTCGTGGCCATGCTCATGCGCCTCGTGGCGGAGCGCCCGCTTGGCCTGCGCATCCCTGGCATCAAGGACGTGCGCATGAGCCTGACGACCATCCTGACGCGCGGGCTGATGCTCAATCTCGACTGGGGGCCGTACTCGAAGCCGGAGCCGCTCGAGGAGTTCCAACTCGTGCAGACGGCGACGCTCGCCAAGACGAGCGGCCTCGCGACGCGCCGCAGCGCCGTCATGATGATCAAGGACGTGCTCGGCGTGGACAACGTCGACGAGCACCTCGAGGCGCTCGAAGAAGAGTCGGCCGAGGCGATGAAACGATCGCAGGACATGGCCGCCGCGACAGCCGCGAAGAATCCCGCCAGCGGCGGAGACAAGCCCGGCGCGCCCCCAGGGGTGAAGCCCACCACCGACGACGGCCAGTCATCCGACCAGGCCGCGGAGTGACCACATGAAGACGTGCCTACTCTGCGGAGCTGACGCGCCCGACGACGCAGCGACGTGCCCGAACGACGGGGAGGCTTCGTGGAGCGAGCCCACGCATGCGAAGCGGTCGCACCACGCGAAACCGCCGTCAGAGCCACCGCCACCGCCGCCGTCCTCCCGCCCTGACGTCGCCGCCAAGTCGAAAAAACGCGGCCACTGATGAAGATCACCAACACATTCACCGTGACCGGCACGTCGCCCGGATCGGCGTCGACAGCCGTGGGCCCGCAGCTCGGCGGTCTTGGCAAGTACGACTCGCTACTCATCACGGCGAGCCTGCTCGGCGCCACCGCCGGCGTGCTGGACGTCTACATCCAGCGCAAGATCACCACGAACGTCTGGGCGGACTGGGCGCACTTCACGCAGCTCACCGCCGGCAGCACGGCCAAGTACTACTCGCTCTACGCGACCGACACGGCGTCTCCCGCGGCGCCGGTTGCCATCGGCGTCGGCACCGACGCGGCGCCAGGCGTCCTCCTCGCCGCGGGTTCGTTCGTCGGCGGCATGCCGGGCTCTGACATCCGGCTCGTGTTCGTCGCTGGCGCCAGCACGTCATTGGGCGCAGCCCAGACCATCTACGTCACGGCGTTCTCGAGGACGGCGTGAGCGGCTTCGAGTTCACGCCCGGCGGCATCGTCGCCATGGGCGCACCGAAAGCCGCGCAGGCGGCCGACGGCGTCGCTGGCGCCACAACGCAGCTCGCGCTGCCGGCCATCGCCCCGCCAGAGCCCGCGCGCCGCGCACACGTCGAAGAGAAGCCCGCACGAGCGACGCTAAAGCCCGTCGACGTCATCCGCCTCGCCCGAGCGCGCCTCCGCGAAGTCGAGCGCGAGATCCGTCGCATCCGCGCCCTCGAGCGAGAGCGCGACGAACTCCGTCGCCTGCTCGACGCAGCCGACAACAAGCCCCGCGCCGTCGTGCGTGACCTGCCGGTCGCCAAACGCGCCTGAATCGAAGTCCCTCTCTAACCGATCGCCCGCCCACGGCGGGCCTGGAGCAACGCGATGTCGACCGTCACTGGAACTCTCACCGGCGTGCAGCTTGTCTCCGCGAGCCCCGAAGGCGTCGGCGCGCGAAAGGTCTACCTCCTGACCTACAACTTCGGCGCATACACGGGTGCGAGCGATAGCGGCACCGTCACCGGCGTCGCTGCGGCCATCTCGTCCCACGTCCGCAACGGCAAGACCAACGCGATGATCGCGGGCGTCATCCCGTTCTGCGCCTTCCCCGGCCAGGACACCAACGGGCAGGCGATCTACATCGGGACGACGACGATCTCGACGAACGATCTGACATTCAACTTGACGGACGCCGCCCAAACCGAAGTCACGACGTCGACGGCGACACTGAGTCCCGTCGGCCTGCTCGTCGCAGTCACCGAGTCGTAACCGCGTGCGCGCGTCCGGCGCGCTCACCACACCCACTCACGCGACGCCGGCGGTCAACGGGCGATAGGGAGATCAGATGAGCGATCCGGCAGTCACCACCGCGCCCGCAGTTCCCACCCTCACCGTGCAGCCTGGCGTCCCCGCGACGCCGCCCGCGCCCGCAGTGGCATCAGCCGCGACGAGCACGAACGAGGAGCCGCACTGGCTGGCTCCTCGTCTCGAGCGGGAGCGCGCAGCCACAAGCGCAGCCCTCTTGCGAGACCTCGGCCTTGAGAACGTCGCCGAAGCCAAGGCGGCGCTCGCTGAACTCAAGGCGAAGCGCGAGGCGTCGAAGAGCGACGCCGAGAAGGCCGCTGAGGCCATCGCCCGCGCGCAATCGGCGAGCGCGGAAAGCGCCGCGCTGAAGGCCGCCGTGTCGGAGTTCGCCGGCCGGCAGATGCTCGGCCTCACCGAGGCGCAGAAGCAAGCCGTAAAGGCCATCGCCGGCGACGACGCCGCGCAGCAGCTCAAGGCGATCGCCGCGCTGCAGCCAACGTGGGCTGCGGCAACCGCGCCTCCCGCAACGCCAGCGGTCACCGCCGCGCCAGCAGTCGCAGCCGACACGACGCCGGCCAATGCCGCACCGCCGGCGGTCACGACGTCTCCCACCGATCACCGAGCGCAGTACGAGGCGCTCTACAAGACGAACCCCTTCGCCGCGGCCGCGTACGGCCTCGCGCACCCAACCGAAGTCTTCGGCTCCGGCGGCTGACACAACGATCCACGGGACTTGCCCGCGGATGACAAGAGGAACCCATCATGGCGTCATTTCAGCGAGCATCTCTTCCCGAGAACTTCTACGACAAGACCTCGGCCATGCTGCTCGTGCAGCCGGAGCCGCAGTACTTGTACGGCATGATGTGGCTCGCCGCGATGGGCGCGTCGCTGTCGCCGCCGACCAACTTCGATGGCCCCGGCCGCCCTGTCTTCAACGACGCCGGGGCGGCGTACACGACGGCCGAGAAGGACCGGCTGATGATCTCGAATCCGATGGTGTCGCAGATCATCGCGGCCGCGGTCGACTTCAACGCCCTCCCCGGCAACACGATCCGCATCAACCGCCCGCTCTACGCCAATACGACGTACACGCAGGCATCGCGCCTCGTGGCGAGCGGCTCGACCATCTCGACGGTCGGCATCACGGTGGGAAGTGAGCAGCAGAACCTCACGCTGTTCCGCTTCGGCGGCCCATACGACTCGGCCAACAGCCGCGTCGCGCCGTACAGCATCGAACAGTTCGACGCCAACATGGGCGTGCACAAGGCGAGCGCCATTCACGGCACGCACCTCAAACGAGACTGTCACCGCTTCATCGACGCCGTGCAGGTCACCCTGCTCGATCTCGCGTCGACGGCGGTCTATCCCGAGGGCATGAGCGCCGTGAACGACGCGACGGCCGTCGGCTCGTTCCCGTTCACCTACGAGCAAATGAGCCGCACCGAGCAGCTCATGGATGATGCGTTCCTCCCGACCTTCCCGGACGGCTTCCGCGCGCTCGTGCTCACGCCGACGCAGTGCAAGCAGCTCAAGGACGATCCGCAGTTCCAGCGCTACGCGGAGTTTCACCCCGAGTTCAACGCGCTCTTTCCGCAGTACCTGAAGTCGTGTGGCAAGTTCCACATCTTCAAGAACTCCACGCTCACGGTCACGAACAACTCGAGCAGCGTCGCCATCCAGTACGGCCACGCCATCGCTCCGGGCGCACTGCTCGGAGGCATGGGTCGCCCGCTGCGTGTGGTCGCGGCGTCGGACGACAACTACGGCGAGACGGTCAAGGTCGTCTGGCTCGGCGATCTCGCGTTCGGCCTCGCCGACAACCGCTTCGTCCTCAGCGTTCGCAGCTCGGCCTAAGACACCCGCGCGTGACGCGCGTCGCACCGAGAACCTAGAGCCAAGCGCTCGCTCGGTGAGGAACGTCAAGCGCACCAGGAGAAACGACCATGACCGTCCGCTACAACGTCGCTGCCACGTCCGGAAACCTCAACGGCATCACGTCCGGCAACATCCAGGCAGGCACTGCCATCTTCATGGGCAACATCGTCCCGAAGGTGAAGAGCCTGTCCTCGCTTGTCTCTGTCACCGCAGCCACGAGCACGATCACGCTCGCGGCGAAGTGGCAGGTGTCGAACGACAACAGCACGTGGGTGGACCTCGCGCACGAGCCGCAGAACCCCGCCGCAGTAGTTCTCGCGACAGGCACGACGACCATCGTCACGAAGGTCATCCCCGCGCCCGAAGCCGTCTATGGGTGGCAATGGGCGCGCATCGCCGTCGTGGTGGGCGTGACGACGGGCGCATCCGCTGACCTCTTCGCGATCGGCTACAGCTATCGCCAAGTCATCGGCGGCGACCGCGGCTGATAGGGGCCGGTCATGGCCCTCAACCAGTCCGAGCTCCGCCGCATCAAGTACGAGCTCGGCTACGGCGGCGTCAGCGTCCAAGGCGAGCCGTACATCTCGTACGTCTCGCTCTTCGACCAGATCGTGCAGCCGTACCTGACGGCCGGCGCATCGACGACGTCCGCCACTGCGGTCGCAGCCAGCACCTCTCCGACACCGGCCTCGCTCGTTCTGGCGAGCGCCGTGGGCTTCTCAGCGGGCGACACGGTCGTCATCGACGTCGACGCTCGTCAGGAAGCAGCAACCGTGCAAGCGATCGCAGGGAGCACCATCACGGTGATCCTGCTCGGCGTCCACTCGGGCACCTACCCGGTGACCGTCGAAGGCGCCGAGAGCATCGTCAGGAGCATCCTGGGGAAGCTGCAAGCCATCGCAGGACTCGGCGCGAGTCCGACCGGCGGCCTGCTCGGTGCATCGGCAGCGACGGCGGGCATGAAGAAGGTCGACGAGGTCGAGTTCTTCGGCGGCACCAACGGCCCGTCGCGGCTCGCCGAAATGCAGCGGCTCCGAGAGTACTGGCGCGACGAACTCGCCCAGGCGATCGGCGTCGTGCGCCTCAACGGCGGCGGCGGCTCGTGCACGGCGATGTACTGAGCCATGGGAACCTTCCGCGAAGGCTTGCTGCCGGCGCTTGACGTCATCCGCGGCATCCCAGGCCAGCTCGGCTTGCGGCTCTTCGAGGTGACCGTCGTGCAGCGATCGTGGTCGGGCCCACGCGCTGGCATCGGTGGGCGCGTCGATACGTCCACGGCGGTCCGCGTGGCGCTCGGAACCTACCAGACGAAGGTCCGGCAGGTGACCGAGCGCGACATCATCGCATCCGGCGGGGTCTACAACACGCAGCAGTTCGTCGTGGGCCCCATCACCCCGCCATTCACCGGCTCGGCCGCGGACGGCGATGCCATTACAGCCTTCGAGCCGCCGGTCGGCACCGCGCCCACCGAGGTCTTCTTCAACATCAAGGGACCCGGTTTCCCGACGGCTGGTGGCTGGTTCAAGAAGGTCGGGCAGGACGTGACCAAGTCCTTTCGCTACACGTTCGTCGTCGAGAAGACGGCCGTGCAGCCGTGAGGATCGACGCCAGCGCCGCAAGCAACGCCACCAAGCAGGTCGCTCGCAGCCTGGGGCGATTCGTGCGGAGCGCCGTGCGCAACGCCGGCATGCAGATGAAGGCGCAGGCGAAGGGCACCACTCGCTTTGAGGACCATACCGGTGCTCTCCGCAAGAGCATCGGCTTCGTGATGGCGGGCGACTACGCCGGCCAGTTCAAGGCGACCGCGCCCCACGCGCTCTTCGTCGAAGCAGGTACCAAGCCGCACCCGATTGTCCCGGTACGAGCTTCGAGGTTGCGGTTCATGGTGCGAGGCCAGTGGGTTACCGCGCGACGCGTGGAGCACCCAGGCACGCACGCGCGCGACTTCATGCGCGACGCATCCACCCAAGTGCCCGTGCGCGACATCGTCGAGTTCGCCGTCGAGGAAGCACTGAAGGGTGGCGCCGGTGGGAACTGACCAGCTCCACCACAAGGTCGGCGCGGTTCAGTACCCGCTCACCGCGAGCCTGGCGAACCCGCTCCTCCAGGATGCGGATCCCCCGCTCTTCTACCTGCTCGACTTCCTCTCGAGCATGGTGACAACGCTCATCGGCGACCGGCTCCTGGCGCAAGCCTCGGCGGCACCGGCGCCCATCACGAGCGCCGTCGCCTACCAGCTCCCCTACGATCCCGCTCCGTATCTGCAAACGGTGCAGGACAAGATGCCGCTGCTCGCCGTCTACCGTCGGAAGAGCACGTTCGAGATGAAGACGGTGCTCCAGTGGCACCGCCTCGGCGAGTTCGGGATCACCTACGTGCTGCCACCGCTGACCGCGGGCCAGGCGGAGCAGGTGCTTCCGATCCTGCACGCCGTCGGCGACGCCATCGTGAGCGTCGTCGAGAGCGGCTACTACCCGACGTACACGCCCCCCGGCGGAGACATCGGGCAGTCCGCATGGGAACTCTCCGGCCTCTCGCAGGTCGGCATCACCGAAGAGCACTACGGCATGTTCCCGGCCGCTGGTGACCTCGTCTTCCCGGCGTGGACGGCCACGATCGCGCTCCGAGAGCAGCGCGCGAAGCCTACCGGCTACGACGCCTTCGGCGCACTCGACGCGAACGAAGACCTCGTCAGCAGCACCGACCAGTCGAAGGTCGTCGACTTCGTCCAGGACAAGTCCGACGTCGCCGAGCCGACGGGCGGCTACAGCAACCCGCCCGTCATCGACAGCGTCACGCCGGCAACTGGCGTCGCCGCGGGCGGCACGACGGTCACGCTCCGCGGCTCCAACTTCTTCACCGGGCTCGCCGTCAGCTTCGACGGCATCGCCGCGACGAGCGTCGTCATCACCGACACGCACACGCTCACGTGCCACACGCCGGCGCATGCCGCGGGCGTCGTGCATGTCGCCGTCGTGAATCTGAGCGGCACCACCGGCTTCAAGCTGAACGCCTTCACCTACACATGATCGTCACATGCCTCCGCTGCGGCCACGAAGACAACGTGGCCGACGAGTCGCAGCCATTCGAGGACGCGATCTTCCGCTGCAGCGAGTGCGGCGCGTTCATGGCCTACGGGGAACTCGTGCCGCGCATGGTCGTGAATACCGAGGGCGACCGCTGGGTGACCGTCTCCTTCGACGACGTCACCTACAAGCTGCCGCGCGTCCTGGCTGACGCGCTGTCGATGAATCTGCAGAGCGTCGCCAACCCCGGCCGACGCTGAGCACGCGCGCCTCGAGCGCGCCGAGGCACATCACATGGGACAGAAGCTGCGCTTCCGGCCGAACGCGCCGGTACAGGACTACCAGCGTCAGGATGCCGGCACGAAGGCGTTCCTCGGCTACCGCATCGGCGTCGTGGCCAAGGGGCCTGCCGCGGACGGCTCGCTCGACCGCCACGGGTTCATTCCGAGCGGAGAGATCGTCGAGGTCGACACCGAAACGTGTCCCGCGATCTACCTCTCCGAGTACGCGCGAGCGGCCGCGGACGGTGACCTCGATGCCGTCGACGCAGCCACCGCGGCGTTCTGCTCGCAATACGGGCGCGTCGTGAAGTTCGTCGCGCATGCGGACGAGCCGACGAAGGGCGCCGCGAAGCCGCCGCCGTCGTCAGCGCCCGCGAAGTAGCTCGCCACATCACCGCGCGCGCGACGGGCGCGCCGTAGCCACCGACGCCAACCGACGCCGCGACGGCGCCGCAGAGGACAGCCATGCCCGCTTCGATCGTGCTCACCGGACTCGCCATTACAGACCCCACGCCCGGCGTATACGAGGAGATAAATTTTGCCCAAGGCCCGGCGGGCGGATTCGGCGGCGTACGTTCGGTGTTGCTCATTGGCAATCGCACGAGCACCGGCACGGCCACGGTCGACACGGCCGTCTACGGTCCCGACACGACGGTCCCATGCCAGACGGAGTCGGACGTCATCAGCCTATTCGGAACCGGCTCCGAGCTGCATCGCATGTTCATGCGTGCGGCGAAGATCGTCGCGGGCACGACGGTCCCGATCTACCTCATCGCCGTCACTGAGAGTGCCGGCACGGCGGCTAGCGGCACGGTCGTATATGCCACAACGGCGACGGCCAACGGCGTGACGCGCGTGTGGGTCGGTGACGAGTACGTCGACGTCGCCATCACGAGCGGTGACACCGCGATCGTCATCGCCGGCAACGTCGCCGCGGCGATCAACGCGAAGACGAAGTGGGCGGTGACCGCGGCCAACGGCGGGACCGCGACGTGCACCATCACGGCCCGGCAGAAGGGCCCGCGCGGCAACTTCATCCGCTATCAGGCGTCGATCACCGCGGGCATCGGCACGACCGCCACGGCGGCAACAGACACGCAGCTCACGAGCGGCGCGACGGCCGACAGCAACACCGCGGCCCTGTCGACCATCCTGCCGCAGCGCTACTACTACATCGCCTCGTCGGCGGAGGACGCGTCGCAGTTCGGCGCGGTCAACACGCAGGTGCTATCGCAGGCGCTCCCGACGAGCGGCATCCGCCAGCGCTGCTTCGCCGGCAGCACCGACACGCTCGGCAACGTCACGACCATCGCCACGGGCCTCAACTCGGCGCGAGCCGAGATCATGTGGTTCCCCAAGGGCGACGTCACCCCGAGCGAGCTCGCGGCCACCGCGGCGGCCCTCTACGCCGTCCAGGAGGCGTCTGGCCGACCGCGCAACAACTTCTCCGGCTTCCCCGTCACGTCGACCGACCAGGGCTTCTGGACGATCATCAAGCAACGCGACGCCACGGGCTTCCCGACGCGCGCGAACATCGTCTCTGCGCTCAACAACGGCATCACGCCGATCGGCACGCTGTCGAACGGCCGCACCTACCTCGTCAAGCGCATCACGACGCGGTCGCTCAACGGCTCGAACCCCGACTACCGCGTGCGCGACGCGCACAAGGTCACCGTTTGCGACTTCTTCGCTGACGACCTGCACTCGAAGGTGTCGAACCAGTTCGGCGGCAAGGACCTCTCCGATGATCCGCCGAAGGGCGCGCGTCCCGCCGCGCCGCAGGTGTGCACGCCGAGCCAGGTGCGCGCCTGCATCCTCAAGCTCGTCGACGACTACGGCGACAACGGTCTGCTCCAGCGACTCGATGTCATCAAGACCGGCGTCATCGTGCAGCGCGAGACGGGAAACCCGAACCGGCTGAGCGCGCGCATCCCGCTGCAAGTCATAGATATTGCTGATACTTTTGCGAACGCCGTAGACCAAGTAGCGTGATGTCAACGGCAATTGACCAATGACCGTTAGGTGTAATGCTTGGAGTGATGAACCGCTTCAAGCGCTGCACCCTATGTTCAGAATCGAAACCGCTCGAGGCGTTTGGTCCCCGCCCGGCAATGGCCGATGGCAGGCGGTCTGATTGCAAGGTCTGCGTGGCGGCGAAGGCCGCGGCATACCGCGCCGCAAATCCAGAACGCACGAAGGAGATCGGCCGCAGGTTCTATGCGAACCATCGAGAATCGCGGCTGGAGTATACGCGCCAATATCGCGCCGACGGACTAGCTACGATCGCCACTGTCAAAACGCGCAGGCTGACGCGCTGGTGGGTGGCACTAGCCGGTGATTGCGGCCGCAGTGCAAAGCGTCGCGGCTTGGAATACGACATCGACGCGGACTTCGTTCTCGCGCTGTTCGAGCGTCAGCGCGGACGATGTCACTGGCTGGGCATCGAGATGGTGCCGAGCATCACCGCCAGAGACCCGCAGCGCCCGTCCGTCGACCGCATCGATTGCTCGAAGGGCTACACGCGCGACAACGTCGTCCTCGCATGTCAGTTCGCGAACATGGGCAGGTCGAACACGAAGGAGTCTCGGTTCCGCGAGTTCCTCGACATGCTGCTGAGCAAAAGCGACCGGCTAGGCGATACCGGATAGCCGTCCTCTCCAAAACCTCTCCCGCCAACAATCGTCCGCGCTGACGCCCCTCCTCCCGGCCCCCATCCGGGGCGAGGGGCGTTGCGCATTTTGAAGGAGCCGCACCGTGGCCAATTTGTCGTTGTACACGCAGATGTACGTCAGCCATGACGGCACCCTGATGGCGGAAGCCACGCAGGTGACGTTCACGCGCAACACGAACTCGCAGGAGATCCGCACCATCCTCAAGGGGTATGCGGGTGAGAGCCCTGGAGCGATTGCCGTCGAGTGTGACGTCGAGAACGTCATCCCGATTGCGGGATTCGAATTCAACGCGGGTCAGCTCATGTCGACGCTGACGCCGATCGAACTCGGCTTCGCAACGATGGATGGCAAGGCGGCCGTCTTCAAGGGCTTCGTCATCAAGGACACGGGCAAGTACGGCGTCGGCCAGGCGGCGCAGTACTCGTTCTCGTTCCGCGGGCAATTCGCCGACTTCCAATGAGTGGTGACGCGTGACGGCGACAACGAACGGCGCGGCGAACGGCAAAGGGCCGCCGGCGAGCATCGAGGCGAGCGAGCTCTGGGCGCTCATCACGCAGCTGCCGCGGCCCGTGCGCGTCGTCGACTTTCCGGGCAAGGATCCGAACGGCTCGCCGGTGGGTCAGGTGGCCATCTGGCCGCTCACGCAAGAGGAGCTGATGATCTGCGCGGCGCAGGCGAGCCGCGTGGCGAAAGAGCTGATGGGCGCGGTCACGACGACCGACCCGCAGCTCGCCTACGAGAAGGTCTTCCAGGACGCGTGCGCGTCGGAGATCTTGGCGCGTGCCTGCCGCGACGTGAAGGACGAGGCGAACGGCTACAAGCGCGCAGCGTTCCCTGCGCCACGTGAGATTCGTCGCCGGCTGACGCAGGACCAGATCCAGATCCTCGCGCGTGCATACCTGCGCGTCGAGGCCGAGCTCGGGCCGGTGGTCGCCACGCTCAGCCCCGAGGAGGAGGAAGCGTGGATCCGGAGGCTCGCCCAAGCGGGCAACGTTTTCCCTATCGTTTCGCTCTCGCGGGAGGCGCTGGAACTCCTGACGCTTTCTTTGGCGTGCCGGCTGCGCAGCTCCTTGACGGACACATCCTCGCATGGGTCGCCGCCCGACGCGTCGCTCGAGAGCGAGAAGGGCAGCAACTCATCGGAGGCGTCGTCGGAGCCGACAGCGGCGGAGGCAAAGGCCCCTGAGTTCGTGGACGAGTTCGCGCAGGCCGACAACGCGCCGAAGTTGAGCGACTGAGCACGCCGTGAGCATCCCGCCCGTCATCATCGACCTCGAAGTCCGGGGGATGCCCGAGGTGATGGGCGCCTTCCGTTCCGTGGGCGAGCGCATGGCGTCGACGGAGCGCATGGGCGTGACGGAGTCGGCTCGTGCGAGCCGCGAGCGCGTGACGACGGCCGACAAGGAGCGTCGCGAGCGCGAGCGGATGTATTCCGACCTGTTCAAGCAGGCGGACGCGAAGGAGAAGGAAGCGACGCGGACGGCCGACCGCGAGTCCAAGGAGCGCACGCGAACAGAGCAGCGCGCCGCCAAGGACAAGGAGCGCGCGATGTCGGACCTCGCGCGCGAGGCCGACCGCTGGCAGAAGCAGATGACCCGCGACGAAGAGCGGGAGACGCGCGAGCGCGAGCAGCGGCACATCGCCTCCGTGCGCCGCAGGGTCGACACGGCCATGCGCTATGGGCGCGCGACGGGCGCGGGCCTCGGTGCCGCCGGGCACGACATCATGCAGATGACGCGCGGCGTGGGCTCGCTCGTCACCAACTCGATGGGCGGAGGGTTCGACCTCGGCACGTCCGTTCAGAAGGCCACGAGGGATGCAGGGCTCGCGGCGGACATCGTCCAGAGCGGCTTCCTCCCTGGAGGCGCCGGCGCGAACGCGAAGAAGCGTTCGACGTCCGAGGTCCTCGGCGTCGCGCGCGGTGCCGCCGTCGAGCAGGGAATCGACTCGTCGGCCGCGCTGGGCGGTCTCCAGAAGTTCGTCGGCATCTCCGGCGATCTCGACCGCGGCATGAAGATGCTGCCGCAGATGGCCGAACTCGCGCGCGCGACGGGCACGTCACTCGACGATGTCGCCGAAGCCGCAGGCAATGTCTCGCTCAACCTGGGCAAGGCCGACACCGACGGCAGCAAGACGATGTTCGTGCTCCGCGGGCTGGCCTCGCAGGGCAAGATGGGCGCCGTCGAGATGCGCGATCTCGCGAAGGAGATCGCCAAGCTGTCGGCGTCCGCTGGGCAATTCTCCGGCGACAAGGCCGAGAACATGCTGAAAATGGGCGCGCTCGCCCAGGAAGCGCGCGGCGAAGGCGGCGCGTTCAGCGCGTCGGTCGCGGCCAACGCGGTGCGCGGCTTCGCGACGACACTCCAGACGGGCGCGCGCATCAAGGCATTTCAGGATGTCGGCATCGACGTCTTCTCCGACAAGGGAAAGACGCAGTTCAAGGCCCCCGAGGAACTCATCGTCGAGTCGCTGAAGAAGACCGGCGGTAACCGGGAGACGATGAACGCGCTGTTCATGAACATCATGGGCAAGCGCGCCGTCGAGGGCTTCTCGCAGCGCTTCACCGAGGCCGGTGGCGGCGAGAAGGGCGAGGCAGCGGTCCGCGCGCGTTTCCAGGAACTCTACAAGGGCAGCCTCATGTCCCAGGCGGACGTGAAGCAGGCGGCTGCGGAGCGAAACCAGGAAGCGGACGCGAAGATGGCGAAGATCGTCGCCGAGTTCGACCGCGCCGTCGCAGAGCAGATCATCCCCGAGCTACTCCAACTGATTCCGTCGATACGGGACATGATCCCGCTCTTCGTCCAGGTCGCGCGCGAGGGCATCCCCGCGTTCGTCGATCTCATCAAGACGGTCTCCAAGTTCGTGAACGGCCACCAGGCATGGATCCACTCGATGGCCGAGCACCCGATCGGCGCCATCATCGCGCTGGAGCTGACGAAGAGCCTGGCTACGGCCGGTATCGGCGAGGCCGTGAAGGCCACGCTGACGCGTCTTCTCATGTCCTCTGCCCCTCCGGTGCCAGGCGTCGGCGGAGGCGCTGCGGGCGGCGCTGGTGCGGGCGGCATCGGAGCCGCAGCTGGCGCGGGCGTCGTCGCGGCTCTCGCGGTCACGGCCGTCGAGGGCAAGCAGATGGTCGAAAGCGCCACTGGCGGGCAGGCCGCCGGCCAGCAGCGCGCCGGCGAACTCGCCGCCATGGCCCGCAACGCACGCACGCCGCAGGAGCGGGCCGCCATCGAAGCGGAGATAGCCAAGTCCGAGCGACAGAGCGGCCTCGGAGGCGCGTTCAAGTCGCTCCTGGCGGCCGGCAACATGGGCATGAACACGGCCATGAGCGTCGCCGGCGTCACCAAGACGAACGAGAGCACCGACCAGATCGGCGGCTACTTCAAGGCGCGCGAGGTCGCGGCCGGCGCCAAGCAGGTTCAGAGCGCACTCGCCGCAAACCGCGTGACAGCCACGAACAACGCACTCGTGCCGATGCTCGGCGCACCAGGCGGAGCGCAGACGCCGGCCCATGCCCCTGGAGCCGGCGGCGCCTTCGGTGGCGGGGGCGCGACGGTGAAGTTCGACGACCACGCGTCGCGTGCCATGCGCGACTTTGCCTCGGCGCT